TTGTCCATTGCATCAGAACAATAAACATCCTTACCTAGAAGTGTATATCCCCATTTTGCTGTAAAGTCACGGTTCAATAAATAATCGCCTTCATTATCCTTTAACTTTCTGATTGCATTTCTAGTTTCACGGTTCATGATCCATACGGAATTAGCCTGATAGTTGTCGATTACCTTGTCCTGCACATCCATCAGCTCGTCAGATGTAATCTTTGTGGCTGTGGCAGTTGTAACAGTCATATCTGATGTAATGCCCTTTAAACCCTCAACCTTTCCTACTGTGCCGAACAGAATTTCATGTTCGAAATATAGTGCGATTGCCTGTGCCATTTTTGCTTCGACAAATCCCACAATGTCGAAATTGGAATTGTTAATCAAGCTTTTTGATATTTTTGCAAGGCAACGTGCAAGGAATCCACCAAGAGTAATCTGGCTGATAACAACCTTTCCAGATTCTGCTGTTGTTCCTTCATCTGCATACTGCATCACGATAGAACTATTCTGTGCATCATACTTTGGTAATACTAGATCGCCAGTGATGTTATAGCGGTCTGCCATAGAAAATACAGGTGAGATTTCAATAACCTGTGAAATGATTTCATTCCAAACAGTTGTCGGAATAAGTGTCTTTGCATCTGCTGGCATTGTAGGTGTGTCAGTATTCACAATGCCCCTGATTGCATTTTCAAATGCTTTGTGATCTTTTTCTGCATTTGTCATTTCAACAGGTGCGCTTGGCACTGGCTTCATGCTCATTTCTGCCATCTGATCATACATAGCAACAGTTGCATCAATGTCCTTGACTTCTTTTTCAAGGTTTGCAAACTGGTTCTTTTCGTCTTCAGATGGTAATCTGTTTTCTGCCTTTGCAGTTGTTAGCAGTTTCTCCATCTGAGCGACTTTTGAATTTCGATTTTCAATGAGTTCTTTTACGTTCATTTATTCACCCCTCCGTCTTCTTTAATGAACTAATAATATTCTCGTACGCTGAATAATCAAGCGCACAATCCTCGACAGGCTTTTTAACCTGTTTTGGCTTTCTTAATGCATCTGGCACATGCTTGTAGTTTCTGAATAAGTCAGTTACACATGCCTGTACGTCCTTCACACTGTCCAATGCGTTCACACTGAAATAATTTCCGATGTACATATCATCATCAGGATTGCCACAGAACCATGTTTCGTTGCCAACCAGTTCTGCGATATTCTCTGCTGTGATCCCTTCTTTTGCCTTTGCTTCATACATTGGCAACATCGTTCCAGACTCAATCAGATTCAATGTGTCAATGTCATGCTGTAGCTCGTTAGCATTTCCATAAGCATATGTCATTGGCTTGTGGATCATCATTATCGAATTCTTGTAAATATTGATATCATCTGCAACCATGGCAAGATACGTTGCTGCACTTGCACACAATCCATCAATATATGCATGAATCTTCGCCCCAGTGTTCTGTCTGAATCGCTTTAACATACTGACCATAGCTGAACTTGCAAACACTGAGCCACCACCTGAATTGATGTAAATATTAAAGTCTGTCACACCGTTCAGACTGTCAAGCTCTGCCTTGAATGTGTTTGTGTCAATTGCTGTTTCTGACTTATCACCAAACCAGTCAGGCACGTTTTCATCAACGATATCGCCATAAATATAAAAATCAGCGCTTGTTTTCGTCAGATTCTTCAGATACTTGTAATTCATCATCTGCCCCCTTTTCAGTTTCTTCAACTTTCTCAGCCGTTTTTTCTTCTTCATTTCCACCTGTAACTTGTCCAGTGTTTGGCGTGTAATATATTCCTGTGTTGGTGTCATACAATACTGCGCCAAGCCCAACATTAATCACGTCCATGCCCTCAATGTAATTGAGATTTTCCATTCTGCGCAACTCATTGATAGTCATAAGCCCTGTATCTTTTGCAACTTTGTAAGCATCGAATCTTTCCTTGATGCTTGCTTTCACAATTTCTTTTGTATCGAATTCAAAGAAGAAGTTTTTCTTTTCTTTTTCCAACAGCAACGTGCTGTTGAGTGCTGTCTCAAATGCTTTAACAATCGGATAGATTGCTTCCTTGAATGTCAGATTGAAGTCACTGTGAATATGGAATACTCCATTTATTTCATCCTGTAAAGTCTTCTTGCTTTCGTTTAACTGCATTTCAACGGAACTATTTGATGATTCCTGAAACTTGATGCCGTTGTTTAAAACCATGACATTATCGGTATTGTTCGTATATAGTCGTTTCCATGCATACCTCAGCTTGTCGATTTCTTCTTGTCCAAGTCTGCGCTCTGCCTGTAAGAACCCTTTTTTGTTACCACCTGTCTTGACCAATCCAAGCTGATATACCAACGTACTGTATGCCGTTTCAAGGGCCTTTGAGATTTCTTCTGTCAATCCCTTTCCACTTGCGCCGTCTTTTGTATTTCTCAACAGCTTTACCATGTTCCACGGATATATTTTATTTGTGCCAACATAGAACTGTACGAAACGGTTCATCGGGTCGGAATTTGACCACACTGTGACGTCTATATCTGGAATATATTTCAGTGCCGTCACGATGTTCTGTCTGTCTCTTTGAATGAAACAATATCCACCCTTACCGAGTAAGTAATCCTCGACCATGGCCTTTTTTGTTTGGAACCCGTCAAGCGTGTTTCCTGTGTCACCGTTCAACATTCGTACACGGCTGTCTCTCTGCACTTCTTCAACCTTGCCATTTTTGTACTTGTAAAGTTTAACAGGCATGGACGCAATCGAACCGCTGATAAAATCCACGGCACCTGATACGGCAGGAAGTGTCAGCGCCTTATCCCTTGTGATGGTCTCATTATTGAGCAATGCCGCCAACAGCACATCGTCAAGCTGAACACTTTGATCGTTAAGATTTATTTTATTTTTGATTTTTTTCTTAAATAGTGCCACTCTCGTTACCGCCCTTTGTTAGTATTTTCTATTTGAAACATTTTTACACCCATATATTAGCATAAATGCACGTTTATATCAATTAAATCATCTGGAATGTGAAGTCACCTTCATTCAGGAAATAATCCTGCTCAAGAAGATAAATTGCATTGATAAGTGATACAACCATATCAACTTTACCGTTGCTCTTTTTCTTGCTCACATACATATTTTTGTTGGTATCATAAGCACATTTAGCATTCTGATAATTAATTTCAAGAAGTTTGTTTTCTGTGTATTTGAATTTCTGTTTAAGTATTGCTTCTTTCATCCTCTTTGTCGGAGAATGTAGCACGCTTGAATACTGCTTAATCTGAACCGTGTTATAGCCCTCATTAGCCAATTTCTGCGCTGTGCTTAATGCATTCCATCTATCATATCCAATCGCCTGTATTTGTACGTTATAACGGCTCTCAAGGCTCAAAATGAACTGCTCAACAAACGCATATGAGATAACTCTGTCACCGCACGCAAATACCTTATCACTCTTCAATAATTCCTGATAGTTCACACGCTCTGAAATTGTTTTCTCTGTGATCCTGTCTGCTGGAATGAATGCAAAACTTTCTGCAAGAATGTTATCATCATCATCTACAGAAACCATGGCAACAGATGTATTATCATTCGATTCTGAAAGGTCAACGCCTAAATATACGACTCTGCCGTTCCAATCAATATCCGCAACCTTGCACGCCTGTACATCTTTAACATCAATAAATGTTTCAGTTCCTTGCCCTTGATAGATAATATTGCAGTGCTTTGTAACAAAGTTCTCTCGCTCGTTCTCAATGGCAATGGCTCTCGCACGCTTCTTGATAAGATCATCCCAAATCTCAGGGATTTCCAATGATGCAGGATTCGCCTGCTTCAAAACAAGATCATCTGTTTCCCAGTCTGACGTTTTGTCTGGTTCATATAGAAGTGCAAAAACAGTATCGTCTTTCTCAATACCGTCCAGAACCTTTTTAGCATATGCAACCTCGTCCTCGAAAGGATTGTCGATTGTCGGGTATTTTGTGCTGATGATAAAACCTAATTTGTTAACTACGTTTAACTGCCCTGATCTCATTGCATCGACAGGATAGCCGTTTGGCAAGGCTCCAACTTCGTCCGCAATGAATGCATTCGGCATACGTCCATCCATACGGTTGTTGCTGTATGCTAACGGGATCAACGTGTTTTCATTCGGTTTGAATTTGATGTAGTCCCTTAACAGCTTGAAACGCTTCGTTCCTTTGTACTCATATATCAGTGGACTGCTTTTGATTGTGTCTGAGATTGCTTCTTTGATTTCTCTCGAAAGTGCTCCGTCCGGCGCAACTGAAAAGAACTTTGAGAACCTAGGCTCAGTAAGAAACAAAATAATAAAGATTGTTCCGATTGTATATGTCTTGAAATTCTTTCTGCAAATTTCCAACAGCCCTGTCTCATATCTGCGCTTTTTCGGCTTGTCACGATATACAGTACATAGCATGGCTGTATAGATCAACCACTGATAGCCAGTTGCGCACTTATATATCGACTGTCCTGCTTTCAATCCTTTCGGCATGATAAGCAGTTTCAGAATGTTTTCAATCTGCTGAACCTTTTTTTCAGATACAAAGTACTTTGCATTTTTTCCTTCTGCAATCTTCATCCAGTCTCGCATCTGCTTTTTTACGTATTTAGGAGTTGTTTTCTTTCTGACAGAGTTTTTACAGTATTCATAAGCCTTACTGCTCGTCACTGCCATCATCATCACCGCCATTGATAATCTTCATAAGCGGGTCTGCATCCTGTTCTCCTGCATCGTCAACGCCAAAATTGCGCAAAATACGCATCAATGTTGAAACCGTTTTGTTTGCAGAATCAGTTGTTCTGTTGTAGTCGCTTATTGCAGGATTTGTATAAAGATTCTTCCTGTTCTTGACGTATTCTTTTGTTACCAATGCGCCTTCTTCTTTTATCGTCTTCTCAAGCTCGGTTAAGATATTCAGCTGTACCTGATAACGCTTGAATGTCGTGATAAAAAAGAAATTGGACTGCACGCCGCTTTCTTCTGCAATTTTGATAATTTCTTTTGCCTGTTCATTTAATGTTAGTTTCTGTTTCATTTTTTTACACCTTATTTAATAATTTTGCCTTTTGCCCAGTGAAATTCTCCCATCGTTCTATGATTACGTCAATGTAATGTGGATCATATTCCATTACATAAGCATTTCTCCCGTTTTGCTCGCAAGCCATAATTGTTGTTCCGCTCCCTCCGAAAAGATCTAGCACGTTATCGCCTTTCTTTGTGCTATTCTTTATCTGATAATCAAAAAGTCCAACAGGCTTCATCGTTGGATGCAATTCCGATTTTGTCGGTCTGTCAAAATCGATAACTGTCGTTTGCTTCCGATCCCCGTACCAATGGTGTGAATCTGTTTCTTTCCATCCGTACAGGCAAGGCTCATGTTTCCACTGGTAATCTTGTCTACCAATGACAAAAGAATTTTTATTCCAAATCAACTCTTGCTTAACGGAAAGTCCCGCATCTGCTAACGCCGTTGAGAAATTTACAACCTCTTTCCTTGCATACCACACATAAAAAGATGCTCCGCCTTTCATGGTGGAAAAAGCGTTTATAAAAGCATTGTAAAGGAAGTCGTGAAATGTATCTGCGTCCATGTTGTCGTTGATTATTTTAAGTGCATCTTTTGTTCCGCCAGTGTAATCAACGTTGTAAGGCGGATCTGTAATTAAAAGATCGACCGCAGGTGATGTATTCCCCCCTACCAGTTTAAAAACATCATCAGAACATGTACTGTCTCCGCACATTAGTCGATGACGCCCGAGCTGATATATATCACCCCTCTTCGCTTTTGGTTCTCCATCTTTGACTTCTGGTGCTTCGTCCTCTTTTACTTCCGTGCCTTCATCTATATCATCAATTTCGATGTCGAATCCGTAATCGCTCATATCAATGTCGATGTTGTCTAATTCTTCATTCAGAACATCAAAATCAAAGCCTGTATTCATTGTGGTCTGATTATGGACTAATGTATATGCTTTACGCTGTTCATCTGTTAAGCTGTCTAATCTAATGACAGGTACTTCATCAAATCCTAGCGCCTTGCAGGCAATAAGCCTTCCATGACCTTCTACAATTAGATTTTCCTCACCCCAGATGCCAATAGGGTCATTCATGCCGAACTCCTGAATTGAATTTTTAATCTGCTCAATCTGTTCCGGTGTGTGAATTTTTGCATTCTTTTCATATGGTTTTAGCTGTTCAATAGGAATGTAATCTACTTTTAGCTTCATTGAATTGTTCCTCCTTCATTTTTTACTTTTTTGTTTCTTTTTGAAACATAAAAACGGCTATATTCACATTATACTGCGAAATTTGCCGTTTTTCCAAAAAACCATAATATTTTTTTAATTTTGTGTTCTTTCGTTTGGGCGTTTCATCTTGAAGACACACCAGACAATGCCCGTTACCATGGGGGGGATTATTTAATCCTGTCTATTCTCTGCCTAGCTAACTTCTTCAAATACTCTTTGTCAATCATTCCTGCATCAGCTAACCTATGACAGTCTTTGCATAAACAGATAAGGTTATCATCATCCAACCATAGGTCTGGATTGTCTTTCAGCTTCTCTATGTGATGTACCTCAACATTTCTGTAGTTGTAAATACCTTTGTCTTTGCATACTTCACACAGATAGTTTGCATCCTCTCTGATCTGCTTGCTCTTATCTGTCCATGCACTCTTGCTTCTCATCCTTGACTCTTTGTAACTGTACTTGTAGCGTTTCTTTTCTACATGGCATACATACCCTTTCGGATGTATCTTCCCGCATCTACTACATGAATAATAGCCTTGTGCCATTACTTCACTCTTAAACGCTGTCCAGCACGAATCTTATTCGGATTAGCAATACCATTGATCTGTGCTAAATACTGATATGTTGTTCCGTATTTAGAAGCAATACCACTTAATGTATCGCCACGTTTAACAGTGTAATATACTGCTTTGCTTGCTTTGTTAGCACTCATCAGTTTACTAACAATTGCTTGTATTGCAGTGTAGTTATATCCTGCTCTTGTTAAACGCTGTTTGCGATCATCACCATTGCCCCACTTTCCTGCAATAACTTCATGTGCAATCTCTTCATTAGATTTCTTTTTCAGCTTTGCATTCACTGCATTCTGAACAGCATTGTAGTCATATCCTGCATCGGTTAAGCGTTTCTTTCTGTCAGCTCCATCACCCCATTGCCCTGCAATTACTTCATCAGCAATCTGATCAATTGGTTTTGTCTGAGGTTGTGTTGCGTTACCTCTTGAATATCTTGAAAGGTCTGCATACATTACATTCTTATCTAGTGGTTTAGAAGTGTACTGTTGTAATGTGCCATATTGAGAAGTGTTTGTGTGCTGTGTTCCATCATTCTTGCCCCAATTTGCAACCCATTTATCAAATCTATCATTTAAACCTTTTACGTAGTCAAGCCATGAGCTAGAAGTGTAAATGCCAGAATAATATCCTGCGTCTTCAATCATCTTACAAAACTTATAACAAATTGGAGCAATTGTTGAATTAGAGAACTTGAATCCGTGCTTTCTCTTATAGCCATCTGCATCTTCCATATCGAACCATACACCAACCTTGATATCATTCTTATATTTAGCGATTACATTAAGCACTCCTCTTGCTTCTGCTTCTGCATCTGCTTCATTCAATGCATATGAATAATGATAAACACCGAATGGAATATCTAAACGTTTACATTCATTCACGTTTCTTTCAAATTTTTCGTCTAAATGAAAGTGTCCATATCCAACTCTAATTATTACAAACTGCCCTTTATATGGCTCTAAATTAATATTGCCGTTGTGTTTTGAAATATCAATACCGTACATTTTTTATCCCTCCTTATTTGACCTTGTCTTCAAGCCCTTTAATCCTTTCTTCGTGATCATCCTTGTACTTGAACAACGTATTTATACGTTCAGTAATAAGAACGAGTTGCTCTGATACCTTTTTCAACTGCTCAGCCTTTTCGCCATTTTCTATCATCATTTTTTTTGTGGTGTCACAAAAATCGTCCAGTTTTACGTTGATTTTTACGAAATTTTTTTCGATATCCATCTGCCTATTCTTTTCTCGCTCTGCCTGTTCTTCCTGACGTTTTTTTCCACCTGCAAAGGTATTTATCAGCGTACATGCAAGCGATGTCAAAGAAATGAGTAATGCGATGCTTACGCTTGTTTCTGGATTCATTTATTCACCCTTGTTGTAGTTTGCTGAGCTTATCTGTAAACATGCACCAATGCACGTTCCAATTGCCGAAATAGTTCCTGCAATAGCCTCTGCATAACTCCAACCCCAGATTTTGCCGAGCGTGATAATTAACACTGAAAATGCGTTTGTTCCAACAAGTGCAACCCACTTTAGAATGTCATATGTTTTATTAGAAAATACCATTTTTTTGCCCTCCTTTTCTAACATTTTTTTACCCTCTTTCACAAGAGTAATTATACTCTAATTATTACCAAAAAAAAGGGTTTTTATGCCCTTTTTTCAATCATAATTTATAGTCCAAGCTCTTCAAGTGTATACTTTCTGCCGAGTTCCATGCCTTTGTACATATCAGTTTCAAAACTCGGTAAGATAGTGCATTCTTGGCAAGCTCCGTCAAATGATTGTTTTGTAATTGATTGTTTTGTAATAATCTTGATGCGGTATCTGTCTTCAATGAAAGTTATTTCTTTTGAAATAAATTTAACATCACATCTGAACGGTCTAATGACTGCATTCAGATATTTCTTTTCTACTTCATCTAGGATTGGCTTTTTGTATTCTTCTGAAAGCCAGTCAAATACATTTGTGATATAAATATCTTTAACATCTCTTCCAGTCTTTTCAGCCATCAATCTTTCTAATAAATCCATTAAATTGTATGGCTTTTTCATTCTTTCTTTTATTTCACCTTTATACTTTTCAATATTTAACATAAGTCTAGTTCCCCTCTTGTTCTCCTTCTTTAGCATTATCTTTTTGCTCGATAATGATTGATGTTGAGTGCGTGTCATTAAAATCAAACACAGAGAGAATCTTTCTGTCTCCATAGTCTTTTTTCACCTTTTTAAAAGGAAGCAAGCCTACAGGCTTTGCAAACGGAAATGTTTCTTTGCTTTCAAGTAGCTCGATTGTGCTGTATTTAGGAATGAAATCTTTTACAAGAATGTCTGTAACCTCTGTTAATACATGTGAATTATTCATGTTTCTTCGTCCTCCTTCTGAATCTGTTCCACGTTCTCTTTGCCTTTCTTTTATCTTTTTCATTCGTGATTTTTTTCGACCGAAATGTTCTCCAATCTTTCTTTTGCTATATTGAAATACTCTGTATCAATTTCGCATCCGATAAACTCATACCCTAATTCTTTACAAGCAACGCCAGTTGTTCCGCTACCCATGAAAGGATCAACTATTACGGAGTTTTTAGAAAGTATACCTACAATATTCTTCATGACCTCGACAGGCATTTGACAAGGATGTTTTGTTTTTGATTTCGACACGTTCTTGACCTGATTGATATTCCACCAGTCATAGAGTTTGCATCCTAATTTACCTTCCGCAATACGTTTCATAATTCGTTTATCATTTGGATTCTTATACGGTTGTAACACCTGTTTGAAATTAGGCTCTACACCGAAGAAAGCTACGTCACGGTGTTGTTTAGCAGTGTTCGAGTTATACACCCATGAACAAACTCTAGAAGGAGTCTCGCCGTTGAATAATGCAATCTTATAAAGTGATTCAGGATAATGAATAACAACATACGGAGTTTGATTCATCGTGAGCACTTTATTTAGAAAGCATAAATATTCTTGTTCTTTCATCCTATCTTTGTAGGTCCTATAATGATACCCAATGTTGAATGGTGGGTCGGTTACAATAATAGGTTGCCCCCCCCTCAACATCTTTAACGAATTGTTCTGATTGCAGATAATCCAAACAATTCATGTTATAGAGTTTCTGTGTTTTTTCTTTCATATTTTTTGCCTTTATTTTTTCTGTTCAATAATGATTTTTCCAGTTTCTGCCCTTACTGTGATTTCTTTTTCAGGATCAATCCCTGATTCCGCCACAATCTTTTTTGATATTGTCGCATTATACGTGTTGATTTTTACATCGCCACCCATAGTTTTGTACTTCATTTTCGCAAGTTTTGCCATTTTGTACCTCTCATTTATCTTTAAACGCTCATGAAATCGTTTGAGAATGCCAACACTTTATTAGTAAAAGTATTAGGAGAAACGATTTTCAGTAAATGAATTGGAGAATTATAAGTCATATTATAAGTATTGCGTTTTGTGCTGACACCCTCGAACGACCTCACGAGCCATCTTTTATTTTTATTTAGTCCTGCATTTTATTCATCGCTATTCTTTCCAATAATACCCGATAGCTATCAAAACTATTGATAATGTTATGAGTAATATTCCGATAATATCCATATAATTAATCACTCCCATTTTAGATATAAGCATTTCAATGGTATGTCTTCATTCTCTTCCAGAATGCATTCTCTTATGGATCTCAATGTTTCAATTGCGCCTGACATTGTGCCCCAACCATTACTAGGCAGTAGTTTAGTATATTTTAAAGAATTATGCTCCAATTCTTTTATTCCTTCGTCTACGTTCTTGATTACATTGTCACATCTGTAATATTCGCCACTCTTAAAATCCCAACTCATGCACGACCTGAATAATTTGCCTAAATTGTAAGTGGGCTTGTAATAAGTTGGATAAGCAATTTCTACGCATTTGCCACACCCATCGACTTTTACGTAAATACCAATACAGTAACTCATAGCTATCTGCCTCCTGTAATAAGAAAATACTGTACGAACAGTATATTCATAAATAATGAACTGCAACAGAATACTTTTACCTCTGTTGAGTTCCAGTTATTTCCAGTGAGAACCATGGAAATAAGAATAACTAATATGCATATGTCTGATAAAAGGCATAATGCCCTGTTTTTTATTCAATTTTTTCATTCAAAATCACTCCTTATCGAATCCCTATATTTTAATTTTGTATAATTTATCATGCTCATAAAGATGCATATATTGCAATGAATAGTATGAATATCAATACCAGATAATTCATTGCTCCTCCTTTCTGGAGAAGAAGAAAACAGTCCTTTACTCTTCCTATTGGTTTTCAATTTGTGCCTTCTCTTCTCCCAGCAGCACCATAGCTTTAGTTGGATAGTAGCAAAATTAGCGCTTCATACTCTTATTCTATTTGCAAAAGTAAGGTGAAGAGATGGAAGCAAAGCCATGATACTGCTGTTGTTGTTAGGCTTTAAGAATATGTTAGGGCATCAAGTCCATGCGAGGAACTTGCTAGAAACAATCTATTAAGAGTATCCTATTAGATTTTCTTATTTTAAATTTTCTTATGAGTTAAAAAATAAAGAACTCAATGCCCTGTTTGATTAAATCATGTAACTAATGTTTTTTTTAAAAATTTGTGTATCAATATAGGGATATACTTATATTTTATTTTCTGTATTTTATAAGTTTGAAATTATTTTCAAACTCCAAAAGTAGTCCATACAGTATTCTGCTTAAAGCCCATAACTCTTGTAGCTGATCACACTGATAATCAATCAATTTTGATTCATCCATTTCATAAATACAACTGTTAAGCAACAAAGCACTCATTTTGTTGTTTAAATCTGTAGCCTTTTTGCTTGATTCATATGCTTTAAAAATTTTCGGTTTGATATAATCAAAAATTTCAGCATTCTTACTTTTAGACTTTTCAATATATTTTTCTAGACTTTCAGCATAACGCTTTAATGCATAGGCATATGCTTCATAGCGCTCTGCTTCTGTTTCAAAATTACAATTTTTATAATTATCAAGAGACGGCATTTGTGAGCCTTCCATTTTAATCGCTTTCCCTTCTTTTGTTCTCGTCCATCACATTAATTGATATGACCTTTTGTAGATTAATATGAGCCTCGTCAACGTGCTCCCAGTTTCCATTCGGATCATAGAATGTGATTATTTTGTAACCTGTATAATCAAAATGTACATATCTTAATTCTCTATCTGTTTTATCTCTTAGTAAGCCGTAAGCACCAGCACCCACGCCACCAATCACATATTTAGAACCGTCGCACATGTAAAACGTTATACAATACATGATGATCACTCCTCTTTTTGTCTATTTTTCGACTAGCTGAACATCTGCAACATTTTCTTGTGACTTGACAGTGTAGCCGATAACGTAATATTTCTTTTTTAATTCTGCCAGTTCGTTCAAAAACTGCTGATAAGTGAAGTAGGATACTTTTTTTGTTAAATAGTTATTCATGTTATTTTGCTCACTCCTTTTCTGTCCATCGCCCCATTGTGGTTTCTGCTTCAATGAGAATATGAGGCTCTGATGCTTCTTCCGCAATACCAACATTAGTTACGATTGCATTGCCATATGTTTTTTTGCCTTTTGTATATTCTTCTGACGACAATATATTTAATTTAGTGCCTCGAAAAGTCACAGCATCAATTTCGATATCATTTATCTTTAGAATGATAGGAATTTTTACTTTGATATTAGTTAATAATTCATTTAGTCTCATAAATTATTGTTCTCCTTATCTTCTTTTACGCCATTCACAATTGCTGACATGATAGCGAACATTACAATTGCAATCACTGATATTAAAATAAGAATACCGCCAATCAGCATGACAATAGCGAATACATAAAATACGTTTTCTAATACCTGTAATAAAAACATATATATATCACTCCTTGTCTAACTCATGAAAATAATTGAGAAATTTATCATCAGTAAATTTAACCATTGTAGGTTCAACGCGATAGATATTGCCTTTTTCATCTTCAATTAAAGCGAATACATGACTAATCTGTCCTGCAGAATGTCCGCCAATCATAGGAGATTCTCCTATCACATTCGACCACTGTTCAAAACAGTGAAATATATATTTTTTATCCTCATATGTGCATGTTCTATAATCTTCCATAACATTCTCCTATCTGATAAACAAGTAAATCATCAGCATCAGTGTAGAAGCATAAGCTACTGCAAGAATAAAGAAATCTCTGTTAGCTGTTTTATTACTTTTAACAAGCTTATTGTTTAATTTCTGAAGTTCTTCCATCTTTTTTGAGTCTTCATCATAGATGCACAATATAGTTTTGTTTGCTTTTTCATAACTTTTGCATCTATCTTTTAAATCTTCATAATAGGCCTTTAAATCTTCAAATTCTTCTTTTAAATATGAATACTCTTCTTCTAGCTTCTTATATTCAGCTTCCTTTTCTTCTACAATTTCCTGTACTTTTTCAGCGCTAAAAACTGCCATCGCATCTAGCCTCCTCTTCTAAATCTTTTATATAATCCTGAGTTTTTTTCATAGATCTTCCTACTTTGCTTTTTATGATTTCAGCAATTTCATATACATCTAGACAATCCATCGCATATAGTTCACATATGCATATCAATACATCTGCAACCTCTTCATCTAAGTGTGAAGCGTTGATTGGGTCCAATCCATTACGTTTAATTTTTGATATTGCTTGTATAAGTTCAGCATTTTCTTCCATTGCGATAGTTAACATATGCTGATTACCCCACATCTCGCATACTTTTTCGAGTGCAGGACAATTTGCCACAAGCGTATCGAATACCTTATTTAATTCCTGTGGATCCATTTACTCGTCTCCTTTCAAAAAATACTCTCTCCAACATTTTATAGACTTTTTCTTATATTCTTCATAAAATGGGTCAGAATGAAATGGGTCAGAATGCGAACCGTTACAATAATAGTAACATCCACAACATTCTTTCATTTTTCCGTTTGTAACAGTTTTATTATCATAATTGCCTGGACAACCGTTATATCCATCATCATGAATATATGTGCAAGCGTCATTAAGTGCTTTTTCTAATAATTTTTGTCTAATCATCATCTACCACCTCACAATTTTCTAAAACCTCTTGAATTGATGTAGGTTCTTCATCTTCCCATTTAACGAATTGAAATAAATTAATTAATAAATCTAAATCATAATAAGTTTTGTTTGTTTTCCAATAACTTTCGTCTTTGACAGGTTTATCGTAATATACATTTAACTGCCTGTCAGAGTCTCTTGATATACACTTGTAATCTTTTTCAATCATCCATTTCAGCAATTCATACTCTAATCTAGTCAACTTAACTGGCTCTTTATATTCTGATAAGAGCCATTTAAATGCACTTTCGACGCATGGCGTTCTTTTATTTTTTTTCTTCAAAAACAGAAAATTCACAATTTTCGCACGCTTGAGAGCAACATTGAATAATCTTTTTTGTACACTTATCAACTCCAAATCTAGTGCATAGGTTTTTATCGTAATATTCTAATATTTTTTCCTTATACTTTTCTGCGTTTAACATTTTCCGTTCCTCCTTATAAATATCTCTTTGCGTATGTCTTAGATACTAGTGATCTAATTCTAAAGTCATACTCTTCAGTGTGTAACCACTTTTCAGCTTCTTCAAGGCTATCAAACTTTTTTGCGTAGCCTTTCCATTCTCCGAACTCATATTTTTCGCTAACTCCATAGATATAACCGTTCTTTTCAAAATACTTTGCTGCTTTCATGTTTTTTTTACCTTCCTTCTTTCTTAAAGTTAGTGTTTAGTGTGTTATCGCTTCACTTAGTTTTTTTATACCTTGCTAGTCCAACCCTAACATATGGTATATGTCGTCTTCGTCCGGTTCTTCGAACTCTTCATGATATGTGAATGGCTGTCTTAGCCATTCAGAATGGGCTTTATATCCTTTGTAAGTTAGTTTCATGATAGGCTGTAGATTATCATGTAACTCATTGTAAGCACGCTTCAAAGCCTTATATTCAACGCTTAAGGCGTCCTTACCTTCAGCGATTGCTTCGCCAAAGTTTGACAATGAGCATTCACCAACGCTCTGCATATCCATATGCAAGTCGTGGAGTCTATCCTGACATTCCTTGAATAACTTGCAGTCATATTTTTCACGGTCGTATTCATCTAGACCGTTTCTTTTTGCTTCAATTTCTTCTAGTGTTTTTTCACTTTCAAATTCTTTCATTTTCCGTTTCCTCCTTGGGATTTCTCTATCCCTCTTTGCAGGTATATATTACCATATTAATACATTATAATCAATACTTTTTGTTAAATTTTGTTTCTTTTTGAAACATTAAATTCAGCACTTTTTTATAAAAAACAGGACTTTTTAGTCCTGTAATTCTTCGATATATTTTGAGATCAATGCCATGTATGCTTCTCTGTCTAACTCTTCTTCATCATAGTTTACAGTGATCTGCATTGCATTTAGCTTTTCCGCGATCTTGCAGGCCTTGTTGATTTTTTCTGCAAATTTCTTTGCATCTTCGATGCTCTGTGTTCCACAAGCTGACCAGTTCACACCGAATGTCTTCAAATCTGCGCCCCAGTTTGGATTTTCACTAATTGAAACTGTTCTGTCTTCCATAATTTTATCTACTGCACTCATAAGTGCTGTATATTCTCTGTAGTTCATGTTTGTCATTTTCTTGTCCTCTTTTTGGTAAAATTTGTTTCTTTTTGAAACATTTAACCGTTTAATATATCCATAAGTCTTGAGTCCTGCATCTTGTTTTTTCTTCTATCCTCTCCGCTGACAAGTATAGGAAGGCACATCTCAATAATACGGCTGTAGATTCTGGCTTTGCTTGTATCTTCTGTATGGTACAGATCTGTATATTTAAGATTCGTTGTAATGATCATCGGCTTTCCGCTTCTGTATCTTGCATCAATGATGTTATACACCAGCTCGTTTACGTACTCCGTGTTTCGCTCAATTCCGAGATCATCAATAACTAAAAGGTCAAACTCGTTAAGGCTGTCCAGATACTTCTGCTTGCCTTCATACATGCCCTGAATCGTATTGATGATACGAGCAAAATTTGTTACAAGACACGGAACGCCATTGTCAATCAATTCATTCGCAATGCATGATGCAAGAAACGTCTTGCCTGTTCCAACACCGCCAAACAGTATAAGTCCTTTTCCTGCTTTCTTGAAGTCCTCAAACCTTCTGGCATAATTCCTGCACATGTCGCTAGCCTTCTTTGATTTCTTATCGTCGTGATCAAATCGACATTTTTGAAGTCCTCTATCAGGAAAGCCTGTGTTTCTGTAACCTTCTATTCGTGCCAGTCTGTCCTGTTTCTTTTTTTCAGCAACCAAGCATGAACACATTGCAGGAAAATAGTCACCGATCGTCGGAATCCATTTTCTTCGTGGCTCATTGCATTTCTTGCAAAATATCATGTTTCCTTCGATATACTCAGATGTATCATCACAAGTTGCAAGCATACGCTTTATTGCTTCCGCTGTCGGATGCTCTTCAAATATACCGTATATGCTTTTCATGTTTTTGTACCTTCTTCCTTAAAGTTAGTGTTTTGTGTGTTATCGCTTCACATGGTTTTTATTTGTTTTTAAGTTCTTCAAATGTTTTCAATTTTGTCGTCGTAGGCTCTTTTTATAATCTCATGTAAAATGCGTTCTTTATTTTCTTCTGTAGCTTCAAGAACCCAGTCAAAATTGATTTTTGTTCCACCTGGTAAAATTTGCGGGTTATACCTTCCCCAACATGCACCTTTTTTGTCATATGCGTATACTGTAACGTGCCAATAGCTTTTGAGTCGTTCTTTGATAAAACCTTTTTTATGCCATACATTTATCAGATGTTCTTTGTAGTCGTTTTCAACCTTTACAAATTCAACCTCTATTCTTTCGCCTTTAGAGTTTCTATCATTGAAACAACAAAATTTTCTTGTTCCTTTTGGGTTCATTGTCTCGATTGCATACTCATGGCCATCAATGATTTTTGTTTCTTTCATGTTTCCGTCCTTCTTTCTTTAAAGGTGTTTTATGTGTTATCGCTTCACTCTTTTTTTATTTACTTAATTTGAATGGAAGCCATGAGGCTTTTAAATCATCAAGTTGACTCATGATAATCTTCAATGTGTATCTACCACCGCAAGGAATATAAGTGGTTTCGCCGTCAAGGCTGAGGAAGTTTCCTTCCTCGTTAACGATAGCGAAATAACTTTTTGTTCCTCCACGAGGACCACACAAACCATATAATTTTGACACGTTTACAATTTTCATAAATATTACCTCCTAATCTTCATCAAATAGTGTGAATGTTTCATCTTCAATATTTGCACATAGATTATAATTGTACATATCATCTTGTTCGTAATAAATACCATCAACCCACTCATTAGCATGTCTAATGATGTCATAGTGATTTAAACTTTTGAAATAATCCATTCCTTTTAATTCTAATGCTTCTTTACTTACATAATATTTTGTTCCCATTTTCCGTTCCTCCTGTAAATTAGTGTTTTTAGTTTTGTCGCTTCACTTTTACTTTACTTAGTTAATGCGCCTGTATGATGAACAGTTCCAGTGTTCATATCAACGCTATAATATTTCAAGCTAGCTTTCTCTAATTGAGTTCCGTTTACTTTCACGAATGTAGTACCTTTTTTAGAAACCCATTCTTTTTCGATTAGATCAAGATGTTTTTCTAATGGTTCAAGCGTTCCATCAAACTTCGTGTTAATGATTTTACCTAATTCCTTTAAGCCTTTCTTTTGCAATCTTGTCATTTCTTTTACGTTTAACATTTTTTTGTACCTCTTTCTTTCTACACATTATAATATCATAATATGAAAGCAATATCAATACCTTTTCCCGTATTTTGTTTCTTTTTGAAACATTATTTACCGTATAACATTTTCATTAGTTCTTCTTCGGATTCGTAACCATTCTGATCGTATTTCTTCTCTGGCTGTTTCTCCTGATTTGTATATTCATTCTTCAAAGGGAAGATTCCTTGCCAGTTATGCGTTATTGACTGATTAAGAATAGCAATCTTTGCTGTGTCGTTATTTCCTAATTCATCAAGTTTCTTCAGCATGAGTTTAAGAGCATACTCTGTCATAGGTTTCTTGATGAATGATCTCATCTGAACAAATGCTTTCAGTGCATTCTGAAGTTCTTCATTTTCTGTGTATTCTGCAATCTGTTCATCATATGACTTGGTTTGTTTCTTTGGCTTTTTTTTCTTTGTCTTGAGCTTTTCGTTCTCTGCTTTTAACTGCTCAATCTCTTTCTGCATTTGCTTCAATTCTTCAGATATTTCTACTTGTCGATTTTGGGTATTGTTGTTTTCTTCTTTCTTACTTACTTTTGTATTTATATGTTCATTTGTATTATTAACTGTATTATTAAGACATGTATTATTATCTTTAACCTTTTGTTTATACCCCCTGAAACATTTGTTAATACCCTCTGAAACATTTGTTGATACCTCTGAAACATTTGTTGATACCTCTGAAACATTTGTTGATACCAATTTGATTATGCGACTTTCAATTTCTTTAGTCCCATTTCTGTATGTATACTCAATACTGATATATCCGCAATCTTTAAGACCATTTATCCACTTACTTACGGCCTGCGGTGTAACACCATATAAATCAGAAAAATATTTATTACCTGCCCAACAATAGCCACGCTCATTTGTTAAGGCCGTTATTTCTCCATATAATAGCTTTTCATTTGCTTTTAACCTCTTGTCATATCTTACATTTGCAGGAATTACTGCATAATATGCCTTTTGATCTTTTTCACTCATGTTTTTGCTTCCTTTCTTTTCTGCTTTACAATTTGTCATATTATTGCCTTTCTAATAGCAGAAAACCGTATAACATTTAGTTTCGCGCTCTAAATGCCATACGGTCTGCTATACCTATTCAATTTCATGCCATGCCATTCAGCAGGCGCGAACTACTGAATAGGTGGTGTAGATTTTTTACTACTCTCTGATATTATCATCACATTGTGATTAAGTCAACACATTTTGCTGACTTTCGTTTCTTTTTGAAACTTCTTGATGTCTTTACTCGTAACGATGCTGATTGTGTAGTCTGGATGTTTGTATTCGAACAGTTTTTGCTTTAAACGGAAAACGTCCGTAATTACCGCTGTAGAGCCTTTTACGTCCTCGATGATATAACTATCATCTTCGCACAAGATGTACCTGAAATCGGCTTTATACACGGTTCTACGCCACGTCTTGCCATTCTTCTTGAATGATGGCAAAAGTTCAAAAGAAGGCTGTAATTCCAACTCCCTTATAACTCCTGCACGTTCCAGAATCTTCAACTGTGCATACCGTTCAGCTTCAAGCTTCGAATCGAACTTGATGCCATCAGCAACCGTCTTTGTATTGTGATATTTTCTATACAATCAAATCACCTCACAGATAAGATTTTCCGAAAATGTCGATAAATTCATCTGTTGTCCATGAATACTCGTCCATGGCTCTTTCCTGCCCCAATTTTTTTAGATACATATCAAATTCATGCCCTTTTCGGTTATGCACGCCATACTCAGACATGTTGTGATCTTCAGGTCTGATGAATACGACAAGACCATATTTGATTGATTTTTTCCTGTTGGCAGTGCCAAAAAATATTTCATGCCTATGTGTGCCCTCATAACGCTGATTGCTGTAATAATATGTGTGGCCGTTAGCCTGATACATGCCATTAGGCATAATTGAATCTCTCAACTAATCACCCCCTATGAACTTTAATTGTGCTATCTCTGACGGTGTTAGCACTGGTATTCCTAGCTCTTCGCATTCGCTTCTTACGCCGTCAAGCAATATAGCAAACTCCCTAGAATCCATCTGTGAACTGCCTTTATAAATCTTGTAATGTGTGAACTCCTTGCCATTTACCGTGCCTTTGCCTATCTCCTCATAGTACTTAAAATAGCCATGTAGGATCACATCTGAACAAATGCTGACAACCTCATACTGCCCATATCGTTTAAGCATGAGAAAATGGCATTCTTGGTTATCCATTCTCATAACGCTCGCCAACTGGTTGAGTAAAGACCAGTAGTACGCATTGGCTGTCAATGATCTTTTCGATTTCTTCTCTTTGATTTCATACAGCTTTTCTGCATCCTGCTGGTCGAACAACCACTGGATGATAGCTTTTGCATTTCCTATCATACCGTTATTACCACCTAGAATGGCAAATCAGACGAATCTATGTCGTATCCGTATCCTGGATTCCCCAAGCCATTATAAGGATCACTCTTATTTTGATTGCTAGGGCTATCAGATGGCATTTCACGCTTAGTTTCTAGGAACTCAACATGATTAACTAACACTTCTGTAACATACACTGTTCTCCCATGACTATCTTCATAATTCCTTGTTCTGATAGAGCCATTAACTGCGATTCTATCTCCTTTATGAACGTACTGCTCTAAAAGTTCAGCCGTCTTTTTCCATGCCACGCATTGAATAAAATCAGCCTCCTGCCCGTCATTTGTCTTGAAGTCCCTGTTGACGGCAAGAGTGAAACTTGCAACAGCCGTGCCATTTCCTGTCCTTCTTAGGTCAATGTCCCTTGTAGTACGTCCAATTAATACAACTGTATTCATTTTTCGTTTTCCTCCAAAATTTTGTCGCCAATTTCTTTAAGGATGCATTTAAACATGAAATTCTCAATAGTGGTATGCTCTTCCATAGATTTTATCGCCAATTTCTTTAAAAATTTCTCATTACATGAAATAGTAAATGTATACATTTTATCGTCTTCTGCGTTAGTTACTTCTTTTGGCTGTGTATCCATATACTCGCTAGGATCAATCTTATAAGCATAAGTTAATACATCACTAACGTGTTTGTTTAGAAAATGCCTTTGTAAAACATTTTTTTTGATATATTCTGGATAATATCCGCACACTATAGACAATTCTCTTTGTTTGATTCCGTGATCTTTTAAACATTTCCTTAATTTTTTAAAATCTACGTTTTCAATTTTTTCATTGCATCTTTTTCTCATGTTTTTTCCTCATATTTCATCATTTTTCATTCAAAAATTCGTCAATCAATTCCCACGCCATGCCCTCATTTACAGGGCAGTCAATAACTTTTCTGATGCCATCCCTGAGATGTATGATCTTCAAGAATTTTGCATCAACTCCGTAACTTTGCATCAATCCAATTCTGTATAAGTTCAGCTGATATGCGATCTTTTCTTTGTTTAAAGAACTGACGGTTTTAATATCAGCAATGCCAGTTTCACCATCCATGAGCATTGTCATGTCCAACCGTCCGCATGCAATCGGCATATCATCCTTAAAAATCACAATCGGCAACTCGCTGTCCAGAACCTCGAATCCGTATTGCTTCTGCAAAAACTTAAAGTTTCGCACTGCTTCGCTTCCATCATCATAACCAGAAACATTAAAGTTTTCGATTGCCTTATGTACTGCCGTGCCTCGTTTAGATGCATTATCCAACACGGCAGGTGGTACACTTGCATAATCGTTTCTATACTTCACGCCAAGAATCTGTGTGACACTTGGCAACATAAGCCCATCATACAGATATGTATGAGTATCATCGAAATATTCAAGCGTACCGCCTTTAATGCTGAATGTCTCCATCATTTCACCGTGATGCGGATGGATGGTTTCACTTTTGAGATTTTTGCGTACAAGTCGTATACATCAGGATTTTCTTCTTTAAAAGTCTTGGTGTTAAACTTTTCTGTGTCATGCTCTGGAATGAATGCGATTTTCAGAAACTCATTGTCAATCTTTAATACGCCGTACTTCTGCATAGCATCAAGAATATCTTTCTTCATGCTGTCCTGCTGTTTCTTAATCTCTTTCGCCTGCTTCTCAAGGCTTACAATCTTCTCGCATACTTCTTTAGAAAAAGTAACGTCTGATCCTGTTCTTTCAATAATATTAGCCATTGTTTTCATCATCCTCATAGTCAAATTTGATAAAATTATACTTTCCGATAACTCTTTTAATTGTCTTTTTGTTTGCTCCTGTAAGCATCAACAATGTTTTTTCAACATCTGAACCAATGCCAACATCACAAGTTTCAAGCACAGTTGCTCTTTTCTCTCCGAACTGCGTATCAACTAACACTTCGTCACCACTATTGATGTTTGAAAAAAACGGTGCATAGAACAGATATGTCTTGCCATTATCAGTGTGTTTACACACTACATACTTAACGTAATTATTCATGATTTTCCGCCTTTCTCTGCTTCATGTTCTTACCGATCAACTCACTTGCCTTCGACATCGGCATATCTTCCAGCTTTTCGATATTGTTCATCTTTAACAGCTTTATAAGATTCTCGCCTGTATAGATCTTCCTCAATACCTCAATTTGTCTTGGTGATGCCTTGCGTTCCGTGCTGTTCGTTGCTTCGTTATCATTGCCATCCGTATCTTCTTCAGTTGCCATACCAAGGAATGCACCTAATGAATAACGCTTGCGGTATGTGATCTCTGCGCCCTCGTCCTGTATCTTCGCACCTTCCTTTACTGCAAACGGATAAGTGCTTGTTTCAAATACATGTCCGCTCTTGTGTACAAGAATGCACTTAACACCGCACACTCCGTTTTCATCAATGCCTATAGGTTGAAGCAAAGCAAAGTTATTATTTTCCTTTATTTTGTTTAGGATGCTGTCTAATGGCACATAATCAAATGCCTTTCGCATCCATTCCCCTGTGTTCCTGTTCTTAACTGAATAGTTGACCTGTGCGGACTTTTCAAGTCCTTTCAACTGGTTTACCAGCGTGATTAAATCTGTCGCGATTTCTGGCGTAATGTTTTCAAATCCTTTCATCTTTCTTGTTTTCCTTTCTTTTTGAAACATCAATTTCGTACTGTTCAATAATTTTTCTTAATTCTTCTGCATGACCGTTTTCTACGATTTCTGCTACGATATCTAACATTTTTTCAGCTCCCAATGATCAAATTCACATATTCATATCCAAATATTTTACAGAAAACTTTGACAAGCTCTGTAGAAGGATTATGCGTTCCTTGCTCAATACAAGCATAATGGCTTGTTGATATTCCAAGCATTTCTGCAACGTCCTTCTGAGTATAACCCTTTGAAATTCTGAATGCTTTCAATTCCGCTCTTTTCATTTCGTGCCCCCTTTCTGCCTTACATTATAAACCCTTGTAATCAAATTGCAACTACTTTCCATCAAAAGGCGATTATTTTTTATTGTTTCAAATAGCTACGGTGTGTTATTATCGAAATATAAACTTTTTAGGTGGTGTAAAAAAATGATTAACAATAAATCAATCGGAAGGAAACTCAAAGAACTACGCAACTCCCGTAATCTTAAACAGTCTGAACTCGCTGACCTTGTTGGGCTTTCTCGTCCTGCCATATCAAATATTGAGTCTGGAAAACGTTCCTTGACTCTTTCCACTTTGAAACGTTTTTGCGAAGTTTACGGAATTGATATATCTTACTTTGGAATTGATACGTCAACCTATGATGAAACGACAGACCTCACACTGCGCATCGAGTCTCTGTTTCACAATCTTCCAGAATCTGAGAAGGATGAACTGTATCTGAAGATAATGAAACTGTACCTCGACAGCAAGAATGTTTCTGATTGAAACAACCTGTCGAAAAAAAAGAGTTATCTAACTCATATTCAATTTTGAGATCTTCTTGTTCAGCATAAAGATTAAACAGCAACGAATATATTTTTTCTGCGTCCATATTTTCACCGCCCTTCATCGGCTAGTATGGACTGCTTTTTTTATTTTCAATCAATCGGAGGTATTTTTTATGAGAAAAAAACTGCGAGTGGCAGGATATGCTCGTGTTTCCACTGACGAACAAAAGAAATACGGATACTCAATACAAGCACAAATTGACGAAATAAAAAACTGGTGTTCCGAGCATAATCATCAATTGCAACACATTTATATCGACGAGGGCTTCTCAGCAAGCACAATGAAGCGCCCACAACTGCAAGCCATGCTGTCAAGCCTTCGTGGTCTGGATGCAATAGCTTTCACACGCCTTGACCGCCTGTCACGTAACGTTCTCGAAGCTAACAAGATGCTTGAACTTCTTCAGCAGAACAATGTTGCCATGATTTCCATTTGTGAAGACGATATAAACACGTCCACTGCGAACGGATTGTTTATGTTCAATTTGAAGGTGAACCTTGCGGAACATGAATTAAAAAAAGGCTCTGAACGCATCAAAGCCGTATTTGAGTACAAAGTCGCACAAGGTCAACCTATCACTGGGAACGTTCCTTTTGGTTACAGGATTGCCACAGAAAACGGCAATAAACGCATTGTAATTGATGAATCCAAAGCGCCAATCGTGAAAGACATTTTCTCGTCATTTCTCCTGCATCAATCAGTTCATCATACTGTCGAATACGTCAACAATAAATACGGACTGTCTCGACCTTACATGTCATATATGCACATACTTAAAAATGAATTTTATGCAGGATCATACCGTGGAAACTCCAACTACGCCGAACCATACATCACGAAAGACACATACAATGCCGTTCAGACCGCCTTACAGTCCAATATACGCACTGGAATACAACGCCATGTATATTTATTTACTGGACTGTTAAGATGCCCAGAATGCCGTTCTAAGCTTGTTGGAGTGAGCCATCCAAAAGGTGGCAAGCGATATTATTACTATAGATGTAACAATGCCCACTCAGTGCATACATGCACCCACAAAAAACACTATGCGGAACTTGCAACGGAAAAATATCTGTTGTCTAATCTTGATGCCCTGCTTAAAGATCATATAGCAACAATATCAAGCATCACATCTGAAACAAAGAACACAACCGAAAAGGAATTAAAAGAACTAAGAAAAGAGCTTGATAATCTAAATTATATCTTCATCAAAAAGCGTATGCCCGTAAATACCTATGAACGTCTGTACGCTGAAACAGAAGACAAAATAAAAAGGCTTGAATCTTTCAAACCTCAAAGCACTGATCATCTTAACCAATTTTTGAACAGCGGTTGGCGCTCAATATATGATAATCTAACACGAGAGAACAAGCGCACACTGTGGCGCAATGTTCTTGATTCTGTCCACGTTTCACCTGACAAAATAGAAGTTTTCTTCAAGTAAAAAGCAGACATTTCTGCCTGCTCTTTACTAGGAGAATTTATGACCAATGTCAACGAAAATACATCTATAATATACACCAATAAGTCACCGAATGCAAACGGTGATTTTTTCTTTACTAAGATATGCTAACCTGTAGGATATGACAAGTTAGTATAGAATTTTTCAAATAAAAAAACAGCCCGCCGAAAACCGACAGGCTGAGAAAGGAATGCAGTGAACATGAAACACTGCACTAATAGTATACCATGATTTTGTTTAATATCCAACTACTCTCGTTATATAAATTGCATTTTCTGCTGAATATACTGAACCGTTGCTTTTTAAAATGATCTGGTAATTCTGGCTAAACGTGATCATTGACCCCGACACACTAACAAGAGCGAACTTTGCATAGTCATAATCTGCAATATAGTGAATCGTACCTAAATGCACAAGTTTTCCGTTTGGACTGAATACCTTCACACTTCCACAAGCATTATCACCTGATGATCTGTAAAAGATTTCAAGATATGTATAATTTTCCGCACTATCTGATAATGTGACAGTTCCTGCTGTTCCGCTTGCGCTGTTATAAAGCACATTACCACTAAAGCACACGCCATTTACTTCAAAGCTGTTGTCATGCTTTGGAAAACAATTCACACCAAAGCTGTATTTCTTAATGTCAAAATAAGCAATAGGAATCCCCTTTGGAAGAATCAGATTGTATGTTGTTTTTCCTATCAGGTCGGAAACCTCAACTTGAACGTTCCATTCATACTCGTTATCAGCTGCAAAGTTCGTATCGGTGTTATCCTGAATTGTCGTGTAAGTGCTGAATGTGCTGTTTGCAACCTTCTTCGTGCGGTACTTAATTGTGACTGAGTTTTTGCCACCTATTGAAGAATAATTCGCATTGACATTCAAGATGGTTTCTGAATAATAATTGCTTTTGCGGTTCAGCTTGATGATTGCGCTTGGCAATATCCAGTCATACACAAGCACCGTGATCTCACTGACGCCCTCGTTTCCCCTTGAATCCGTCAATTTAACGGTCGCTTTTGCATCGGATGATATATTTACCACACCGACATTGATTGTGCCTGTGGAGCCACTTAAAGTGCCTGTATAAGCATTTCCATTTATAACGGCAGTAATTGTTTTCAACGTGGCACTGTTTAATGCCTGCGCATTGTTTACGCTGATTTTCAATGTCGAGTTATTCCTGATAATGTACTGATTGTTTTCTGTGATTGCAACCGTTTTAGAATTTGAATCCTCATATTCAACATTAAATGTAGGATTAGAATTCACAACGTGCGCAATGATTGTACAGCTTGACGTACCTATAACCGCACTGCCACTATAAGTCGTGACCACAATTTCGCCTGTCATTTCATTACTGTTTGGCATTTGTGCATACAAACTCGATGCGATCTTGTCCGTATTCAACGAAATATTATCCGTTACACCAGTGCCGATAGTATAACTGTATGAACCCAACTTCAGCACAACTGTATGCGTAAAAACGGTTGACTTGCGGTTCATATGCACAACAATAGTATCGCCGATGTTAAAATTCGGAGAATTGTTCGGCCATGTGTTAAGACTCGGCTGTGATGCTCTGCCAATATTGGGAAGGCTCCAACTTCCAGAACCTTTGCAGTTAACAGCCGATGTATAGATTGCACACTCTGCATATGCACTGAATGACTTTGAGCCGTTGGTTTCATGCCCGATTGCAAGCTCTCCAGATGCCACAACCGTACCAGTGTATAACTTAATTCTTGTGTTTGACTGATAAACTGTAGTTCCATTTATAACACACTTAAAAGGACCTGCCATGTACCAATAACCAGACTTGATTCCTGCACCCTTCAGAGTCCATGTGATAACAGACTGATTATTGACGATGTTTTGGTTTTTCAACATCCAATCGAACTGTAGGCACGCGCCGTCGTATGCTGATGTTTTGAATGTTCCTGATGTAGCCATATTATACTCCTACTATACCGATACCATCATTTGTAACAGTATCTCCATCTTTTACTGTAATCGGAATAAACCTTGCCTTGTTGCATAACGTGATCTCTTCCTCAATAACAGATTTTTTCTGATGAAACTCGTCACCTGATACCCAGAATGTTTTAGCCCCTGTGCGGTCATATCCTGCGAAGCCAACTGAATTATTGACTACAAGATATGAACCATCAAGGCCATACATGATTAGCCCGTTTTTATCAAGTTTTGCAATCAGATTATTTGCTTCATCATATACCTCAATCTGTCCATTCTGGTTAAGGTTTGAGCCTAGTTTCAACGTTCCACCTTTAATCATGTCAGCAACAAGATTAATCACATTTATATGTTGCATATTCAGCACATTGTCAATCGTCCATGCACTCTCGAATGTTCCATTGATTCCAGTGCTTGAAAATCCGATTCCACCGCTGTTGATCATGATGACGTTGTGTGCTTCTTCCTTTGGTAATGCATCAACAACCAGAATCTTGTCGCCTTCATAAACTACATAAGAATTGCCAAGCATTCCGAGTATTGAGTCCTGTGCCTGCTGAATTGCATCTGAGAATGTCAGCTGTAGATTCGCATTGTTTTTTTCTACGCTTTGCTGAATTGTTGAACTTACTGTTCCCATAAGGTCAGAAACTTTCTGCTGAAAATTTCCAAACTCAAGTTCCGTATACTTTTCCAGAATGCAATCATACTCATACGAAATAACATGTGTCACGATGTCAATACCCATTGGTTCGTCAATAACTTCGATTGTATCGCCTATGTCAGTCAGCTTTTCAACGTTTGCTTTCAAAGTGTAATTCACTTTTGGCGTACAATTAGCATCAACGTATGCCTGCCCCTGCGTTCTCAAATCATCAACCAGTGCATTATTGTATGCAAGTTCATCAAGGTTTCCGTCAGCATCTTTGTAAATGTCTTGGTCAATATTTTGGTTGAAAGACACGACTTTTGTAAATGGAATGTCATATTGCGTCTTGCTGTAAAGATAGACTTCGTCCAACATCAATCCGTCTTTTCCAACTGGCATAAGTTTTGTCACAACATTATCCCAGTTTGCCGTGCATGTCATTTCCTTCAGATTCTTTTTGTATCGTACAGTCACACCGTTATCACGTCCAATCGTGCTCATGATTCCGAATCTGTAATTGTCACGCACAAAGTGTCCACCCCAACGCTCTAGAACCGTGCTAAAAGCGTCATACAGCGATGTTCTAACACATCTATATGAATCTACCATGGCAATGTCAGAATACGTCTGAAATGGGCTAGGATTGTCCGTAGCCCTGTTCAGATGATCCATTGCATCATTGCAATTCTTGTCAACAACATAACTGTCTGCAATCACATAGTTTTCTGCATCATATGAGATATGCGGTGCTTTGATTGTGATCTTGTGTTTAGTCTTTTCTGGATTCTTAATACGGAATGCTTGTGCACCCTGTGGCGTATCTGCAACAATGATTCTATTTGCTGTCAGAATGTCAACATATGATATGTCTGCCTCAATATTCAGATAGAATTTTCCGTTGTCTTCTTTATGTACTTTTGCCTTGAATGGTCGGATAACCGCATCACCATTTGATGTAAATGTTCTATCGTTAGGAGAAAATACTCTAATCATTTAGTTCCTCCTTTCTTAGCATGTTTATGCAGTTCTCTTCCACATGTAAACAGCTAAATATGGTGGCATATTGTTATGTGCTTTTCCTCCACCTGCATCTCCAGTTGCGTTGCCATCTTCGTTTTTAGTTGCTTTTATGTTAGGCACGATATTAGTAGCTTCTTCCGCCGCACCTACACACTTAGCCCCCATATTGGTTGATATGCGAACAGCGTTCTTGTTGACAACCAATGTATAGTCGTTTGTATCATGATTATGCTCAGGCATTTCGTCAATGCCTAATTTATGATAGTATTGGCCACCTGTTTCACCATTTGCAAAGTCTGGTTCTCCTACCCCGAGTGAGCCAAAAGTTACATTAGTGTTTGTTCTCATGTTTGTCCCTGCTCCAATTAGAAAACGTCCTTCCAGCCTTTCCCACGTTCCACCAAACAGTGTTGATGGATTAGTACTATTTACGCTCATGTAAATAGAGCCAACTGGATAAACTGCATTGATTGTCTCTGTTTTGCTAGCTGTTATTTTTGCTTTTACCTTGCCCCAAAAGTAGGCAAGTCCTGTTTCGTCTAAAAATGCCATTTTTTAATCCCCCCTTATACCTTATACGCATATTGCATCAATTTGTGCATCCTCGATTGCTGAATATGTTCGTTGAGTGAACGTAAACGTTGTTCCGTCTAGTGCCGTTGCCGTAAATGTCGTTCCTGATCTTGTGATGCCTTTTATTGCTTTTGACTGATCATAGTTTGCAACGTTGCCTAGACCTACTTGTGCTTTTGTTACTCCATGTGGATTGCTTTTATTGCTTATATGGCTTCTGGCTGTGGAATCCTTTAGCATGTATGTTGCTCCACTAGGGACTTTCAAACTTGATATATCAGCCATTCAAGCAACCCCCTTTATTTTGTTGTAATCGTTGCGCTTGTTCCTGTAAACGCTGGTGCTGATGCACTAGCAGACTTAATGCCTGTTGCAACCGTTACATCTGTTCCTTTTGTTGGCAAAGTTCCTGCTGAGAATCCAAGTGTTAGAGTCTCATTTGAAACCGATGCCGTGAAACTTGGCAATGTGCCTACACCAGTGATAGGCGTAACACTCGCTGTATTTACAGCAACCGAAACAGTCGGTGCGGAAACTGAACCTGCTGGTGTATATGATGCACTCGCAGAATCCTTGAATGCCAGTCCCTTGAGACTGCCTGTACTACCAAACTCGTGCCACTTTTTGTCTGATGTAGACCATACAAATTCAAGCTGTCCGTAGATTACAACGTCACCGTTTGATGGCGTATAATCTGCCTCATTGATCTTGATTGGTGATGTGCTAGAACCATTCTCAAGTTTCGTTGTTGTAACTCCTGCGTAATGCATAGCACCTGTTCCAGAACCCTTAAGAATACTGATTTCACTTCTTGCTGTTGCGTCTTTGATGTCGTAAGTGACTCCACTAGGTAATGTAATTTCTGAAATATCTGCCATTTTTATTTTCATCCTATAATCAGATTTTCTTTACTAATAGTATACGTCGTACCACTGTCCCACTTCATCCTGTCTGTACGTGATACGTGCATATCTGCATTTTTTTCATGTGTGTTTATTTTGCTGTTCAAATTTTCAAATTCTTTTTTTTGCTTCGCTTGCGCTCTCAATATCATAGTCTGCAAGCGATTTGCTTCCTTTTACTTCAACATTGTTGATTTTAGGAATATTTTCTAACTCGTTATAATCGTCTATCCCATCTGTCCCAATAACTGAAACGCTATCCATTTTTACGGTTAAATAATCATCATCCGCAAGCATGATAATTTTGTAAACATCCATGCTTACACCCCTTTTTCGGTATCACCCGCGAACGTGACTTCTTCCGTGATAATCAGCTTGCCTATAAACGTCTGATGTATCTTGTCACCTTTGATAAGCTCAATGTCATAATAATAAGTTCCGTAATCAATGCAATCTGTATCTTCTGGCATGATTGAGAATGAATATACATTTCCGCTTTTAGTTATCGTTCCATCAGTCAGTTTTTTCTGGATGATAATTCTTCTCGATGATGTATTTGCTTTTACCGTAAAAGTGATTTGGGTAAATTCTTTGCTTACCTCTGTATCGTTTGCATCACGAACGGTAAAATGAATATTTCTAATGTCCCCTCTAGGCATTTTAATATGTTCCATGTTACCACCTACCCTTTCATGATAACATCAATGTCAGTGTTTAATATACGAGCAATATCAGCCCACTCGTATGCATAATTAGTGTTGCTTTTCTTTTTCAAAAACTGTCCTGTTGAACCACCTGCAGGAATTCCTTCCCCTTTGTCACCTTTGTCACCCTTTTCGCCTTTAAGCATAAGTATTTTCACAAGCGGTTTTTTGAAAAAATCGTTCATACTAGTTCACCCCTATCGTTACATCGTTATGAATTTTTAACGAGCCAATCAGTATTGAGAACACATCGCCATTGATGCCAATTTGCAAATCGTAATAATAATGCCCCGGCTCAACACTTACCGTATCTTCAGGAGCCACACGTACCACATAGTACAGCTTTCCATCTTCCTGCTTTGCAAATGTGATGCCATGCTCTAGCGACTTTTTGAATATCGGCGCATCATCATCAAAGTTCTCTTTGCATGTGAAGTATGCACTGTCCAGTTTTTGCAAGGCTTCGTCATACTCAACCTCGAAAGCAAATGCCAATGTGTCGCCTCTAATCATTTCAAGATTCATCTTTTCCATCATATCCACCTCGACTGTTTTTCAAACGCAATATATGTCAATGTTCCATCCCATGACACGGAGTTAGACCCTACTTTCAGCACAAAGTTATCGTAATTTCCGACAACGTATCTGTTCATCAATACATCATCATTGTACGCCTCAAGTCTTCCTGTGTCTATAGTGATTGAATTTGATGCGCTCATATCAATTCTGAACAACTGCATATCATTCAACGACAGATTGATAATCCCTGTTCCTTTGATATGAATAATCGGCTTTGATACATAATTGCCGTTATTTCTAACTGTGATAGCACTTGTCGGATTGCTGAACGCCTTCAGTTTCTCGATATTGCTGTATTTGAATGGTTGTACATGGTACGTGATCTCAGCCGTTCTGAACCTCATAAGTCGTTCATAATCAATCGCATCTAGAATATCGTACAAGTAGTATTTTTCTAGCTCATTTGAAAACGTGACCATTCCGCTTGAATTAAAAAACGTAATAATATCATCAATATCATAATCGTCAAACAGACCGATCTTCATTTTTTTGTCATAAGCTGAATATCCAAGCCTTGTGATCACATCACCATCACGACCGTCTATCTGCTCAATGCTTGTACGCATCAAAGGCTTTGTAATCGGTGGCAATTCCTGTATCAGCAATCCTTTTAAATATCGGCTGTCTTTTCCATTTTGAATAACGTAATTTCTCATATTTTCACCGCCTTATTCATAAATAAGTTTTGTAACAGTCTTATCCACGAAATGGCCCATTTCTTCATCGTCCATCTCGATTTTAACCTGTGATAGTGCATCCTTGAATGCTTCAACCATGTTGTTATAGTTTCCACCACTTGCCGAAACACTGCCATTCACATTGAATGCGTCAGACATTCCACTTGCCAATGCTTCTGTCTGGCTGATTAGCTCAGGGCTTGCCTTTCTTAAAGAATCGCTCAATCCATCGACCATGTCAGGCATCCAGCTTTCATACTCAGCCAATGGGCCTTCATCAGGTCTTGAGAAATGAAGGAAAGACTTGATTTTGTTTGCAAGATTGCTGACTGCACTTGTGACTTTATGAATCGCACTCCTGATACCGTTTGCGATACCCTGAACCATATCAACGCCCCAGTTATACAACTGACCTGGAAGACTTCTGATTTTCCCGACGATGTTATTCACAAGCCCAGATGCAGCATTTGCACCTGCTTGTGCCAACTGTCTCGCAAAGTTCCATGCGTTGTTCAATGTACTTGACAGCCAATTCCATACAGCAGACGGAAGACCACGGATGAATGATACAACCCTGCCAACAAAATTAGAACCTGCTTCAGAAGCCCTAGAAACCATGTTAGAAGCCCAATTCTGTACATTGCTTATAACATTACCAAGGAATGCTCCAATACGTCCAGGAAGTGCCTGAAACCACGATATGAGGTTGTCTATGAATCCACCTACCGATTTAATTGCATTTCCGACCGTGTCCTTGAATGCATTCCACACGCTTATAACAGCATTGCGGAATCCCTCGTTTGTGTTCCACAATGTGACGATTGTTGCTATTAGTCCTGCAAGCAACGTAGCAACCAACATAATAGGGTTGGCATTCATTACACCGTTAAGCAATGCCTGTGCAACAGATGCGCCCTCGTTAGCAACCTGAAATGCTTTAACTGCTCCAACCACGCCGTTAATCATGCTTGCTACCTTCCACGTTAACATTGCCGTTCCGATTCCTGCAACAAGCGATATGATCGTATCGCCATTGTCCATAATAAATCCGAATAAATCACCAACACCAGAAATAATATCATCAATGACAGAAACGACAGAATCAATATCCATATTGTCGATTGCATTTGTAATGTTTGGAATCCATTCATCAGAGGCTTTTTTCAGAATCGGCTGTAATGCTTCACCAAGTTTGGAATTGATCGTATCGCTCAATGTCGAAAGTCTGCCATCCAAAGTCTGAGACTGAGCATCCATTGACTTAAAGTATTTGCCACCTTCAGATGTTGAACGCTTCATTGACTCTGTGATTTCATCCACCGACATTTTGCCTTTTGATATTCTGTCATAAAGGCTTGACATGCTTTCTCCAGTATGTTCTGAGATTTCCTGTAATGGGTTGAATCCTGCGTCAATCATCATGTTTATGTCTTCAAGCGATACTTTCTGCGCTGAGCTCATTTTCCCATAGGCTCTCGAAATGCTGTCCAGCTTGTCAGCATTTCCCTGTGAGATATCACCAAGCATCATCATACTGTCAACCGCATCATCAGCACTAAAACCATAGTTCATCAGCAACGATGTTGCATCTGCCAACTGTGGCATATCAAATGGCGTTGTTGCTCCAATATCCGCAAGTTTCTTGACTGTCTCGCTTGCCTTGTCTGCTGAACCTGTCATGACCGTAAACGATGTCGTGTAATACTCCATAGACTTCTGATAGTCAACCGCACCACCTACAAGATTCTTGAATCCATCAACAACCTTGCTGATTGCCTGTGAAGCAAGATTAGCCATCGTACCCTTTAGTACTGTGAAACCATCATTAAGGTTTTTTGATGCACCGTCAGCATCACCCATCTTTTTTGACAGATCATCAACCTGTTTTGCACTACCATCAGATTCTTTGCCGAGATTGTCAATCTCTTTTGTGGTCTTGATAACGTCAGCTTTTGCATTGTTCATCTGCACTGCAAGCTGTGATAGTGATTTCTTGTTGTTGTCCTGAGCCGTTGTACTTTCGTCATACTGCTTTTGAAGTTCATCAACTACCTTTTTCTGTTCTTCGTATTCTTTGGTATTTTTTCCAGACTGCGCTTCAATGCTTGCGAGCTTTCCCTTTGCACTTTCCAACTTTTCGCCTAATTGTGTATGTTCATCAGCTGACTGCTTAACAGCATTCTGATACTGCTTGTACTGGTCAGACACTAACTTTAGCTTTGATTTCTGTTCTTCAAGTCTCTTATTCAGCACGTCACTCTTGGCTGTCAATGCATCAGTGCTTGTGTCGTTCTTGTCGTATGTACTTGTGACAATCTTCATTTCTGAAGATACTTCACGCAAATTCTGTGTAATCTGTTTCAACGCTCGTCTATATTCGCTCTCACCTTGTAGCTTGATTGTTCCACCTAATGCCATGCACTCACCCCCTTAGAACCAGTCGTCTTCATGCTGTGATTTCTCGTATGCTTTTGCGTATGTTGTTCCTGTCTTTTCAAGCATCAACTCGAAGTCAAAATCGTTTTTGTAATGCTTATAGAACAGGTTGAAAGTTGTCATTGTCAATCTGCCAACCTCATGGAATGTAAAACCAAGTTTGTTACGCCCGATAAAGTAGAACCATGTAAAGTCTATCGGCTCTGGTTCATTTTCATCGGGAATTATGCGTTTTTTTCGGCACTCTTAGTGCTGTCAACGACAACCCCATTCATCAACTGCGCAGATGATTTCAAGCCAATGTCTGTGATCATTCTGCCGACCTGCTTTTTAGTAAGCATCTTTTCTTCTGTACCATTTTCTTCGTTATCTATGTCAATTCCTTCATTCAGCATTGCCGTGATTCCAAAGATAACAGCCTTTGCATTTGGCTCACCATTATTTTTTGCACCATCTGTGAGTTTGCCCCAGTTTTCAAGTGTTCTGTATTTATCTTGAATAACTTCCATCACATTAAGATTGAAAACTAGCTTGTATTTCTTGCCTTTGTATTCAAGTGTCTTTGAGACTTCCTTCATGTTTACCCTCCTAAAAAAATAAGACAGGGACGAACCCTGTCTTTAATATTCTTTTTAGACTTAAGCCTTTGCCATCAGTCCTTCAAGATATGTGACAGCTTCAGTCTTTGTATCAAACGTCTTTGACTTTGACCATGTGCCATCAGCCAATGTTGCAACAGTTCCTGCAAGTTCAGTTGTGCTGAATGATACACTTTCGCCCTTTGTAGAATCATCCTGTGACGGTTCTGAGAACTTAACCTTGCACAGGAATTCTACCGTGTACTTGTAAGCTCCGTTCACCATCTTTGTAACGATTCTTCCGAAACCTACATATGGCGCAACATCGTTTGCATTTCTGACAAGTTCCTTCCCGTCTTCAGCCACTGTATGCCCCAGAAGGTCTGCCATCATCTGCACGTCTTCATTGTCGATTCCTGCTGTAACAGAACCCTTCTGGAAAGATGTATCACTTTCTGCCAATGCATCATCGGCATACAAAGACGCATCATTGTTGCTGATATCCACCTTACACGAAATAGCCTTGGCTGGCTTTTTCGCGCCATCATATTTTGCTGTTCCTTCTTCCGATTCCGTAAGTTTTGAGTATCGGAAGTTATTTAACCCGATTTTAGCCATTATTCGCTCCTTTCGATTGAAAAACATAATGTCTTGTGGTAATACTTCGTATCATCCTCATACATATCTTCGGATGAACGGTCAGGTTCCCACATAAACCCGACAGCTTTAAGCAATCCTTTTAACGCCTTGATAATCGGCTTGTAATTGCCTTTTGAGTAAATATCAAAATCATAATATTCAACGTAGTTCAGCAGTTCATCATCGCCATGTAACACGCTGTCCGCATCTGTCATTGTGTAAGTGATGTATGTTTCCGAACGTCCGTTGTATCGTAAGAACTTGACTGGAATTTTTTTGCCATTGACTGTGAAGTCGCTCAATGTTTTTTCAATGAGGTTATTCATCTAACAGTCCCCCGCTCAACTTCCTCTGCTCTTCTTCCATTGCTTTCATAATCTGCGATTTTTTGAAAGACTTTCGGAAAAAAGGATGCTTTGGATATTTCCTTTTGTCACTGCCATATTCAAACATGTTTGCAACAAGTGGTGCAGGAGTCTTCTTGCCTTCCTTGTTTTTGAAATATCCAGTTATCATGACTTTCGTGTTGATACCATCATCTGACGGTGTTTTATACACTCGTGACAGCTTCACGTTTTTTGTGAAGCCTGAACTTTTCAGCGCCTCTGGAAGTGCCGAAATAGCATTCTTGTAAACAACTTCTGCACCTGCTTGTGTCATACCACCAAAGATGTGATCAAACTGCTTGTCGATGTAAGATATATCCTTCAATACACTTTCATCAATATCAAAAACAATCTTTGCCATCAGTGAGTCACTTCCTTTGCCTGAACCTCTAATTCTACGCTGTTTTCATCAACGTTGTTCAGATACTCAATCGTATATGTCTTGCCGTGGAACTCAATCAGCATATCCCTTGTGATTTCTGTTTTCGGATAACGAATTGTGAAGTTGGTGTATGCTTTTTCAAAATCAGAATTGTTGGCAATCAGCGTAAATCCTTTTGTTGTCCTAACATACGCATATGGTGTAAGAATCACCTTTTTCTGTTCTGTCTGAAAGCCATCATCATCAGTAACAATGACGGTCTTATATATCGTGATACGCTTTGAATACTTCCCTGCGTTTAACATTGTTCACACCTCACAACAGATTCACACTGTGCATCGCAAGAATGCTCTGCACCGTGTTGTTCAGGTCTTTACTGTCAACATACATTGTTCTGTTATCCCACATGTCCTGACAAAGAATAAGCACCACTATCACAAATTCAGGATATTTGTCCAGATCATCAATCCCAGTATAGTTTTCGATGAAAGAAGTAGCGATGGAAATAAGCATGGTTAATGTATTTATATCGCTGTCTGTTACTTCGTCCAATCTCAAATAGTCTGCAACGCATTCTTCTGTAATATCACTGACTTTGCTTACTTCCATATTGCTCGCCCCTTTCTAATGATTTATTTGCTATTCATGACAAGTTTTGCAAGTTTCTGAGTATCGGCAACCTTTGCATCCCATTCAACGAAAGCTAGAATTCCAAGTAAATGTTCTTCTGCATATCTTTCTTGCAATACCTGCATGTTAGCATCTTCTGAAACCTTCACAGCTAGACCAGAGAAATCACCGTAATAAATGGTTGTCTTTCCTGCAAGAATCTTGTCCATTGCATCAGAACAATAAACATCCTTACCTAGAAGTGTATATCCCCATT